AGGGAGCGTAGTGCAACCCCTGGACTACCGTCGCGTTGGCGCCGTGTGCGTAGCCGTGGACCATCGCCACCGGGCCGAGTCGATAAACGCCCTTGTCGGCGTGGTAGGGCAGGATGACCTTCGCCCCGTTCTGCCGGGCGACACGGTTGATGCGGGCCTTCAGGTCGGTGCAGTAGTCGCGGACGATGGCCTGTCCGTGGCCCTGCATCGTATCGAGGCGGTATTCGTGGTTGCCCCAGAGGTAGACTGTCGGCTTCCAGCGGGCGAAGAACTGCTCGCCGGCCTCGATGTCGAGCTGCAGGGACTCGGCGCCTTCCTTGTCGGACCCCACGCCCTTGCGGAGGGAACGGAAGTCGTAGTGGTCTCCGCCCGCGATCTTGAGGTCGGGCTTGAAGTCTTTGGTGAACTCATAGAGGGCGGACAGGCTTTCCGGGTCGGCCATGTCGCCGTGGCTGTCGGACGCGAAGATGAACTTGGTCAGTCGGCTCATACGCTTGGGGACTTTGGCATACCGCGAGGCACGCCGAACTTCTCGCGGTGGGCGATGAACTTGAGCCCTTGGCGGACGGCGGAGTTGTACATCCCAGGAGCGCTGAAGCCGTACTTATCGGCGGTCTCCTTGGCGGTCAGCCCTTCGGCGATGCCCTTGGCTGCGGCCTCAGCCATCGTGATGCGCCCTTTCGCCAGCAGGTTAGCGTGTTCCTCGTTCAGGCGGTGCGTGTGGGTCGTCCCGCGTCCCCACTCCAGACGGCGCCGACAACCGGGCGGCCAGATGATGCCGTGACGGCAGACGAAGGCCTGAATGGTCTTGAGGCTGACCTTGCCTATCTTGGCGGCGTCCTCGGGCGTCCACGATCCGCGGATGGCCTCGCGGATGGAGCGGGCGATGTGCTTCTCGGTCGGGTCCTTGAAGTCGTCGACCCGGATATGCGGCTTGCTGTCGTAGTGCGGGCAGGTGGCGAGGAAGCGGAGGCGCTCGATTGAAACCCCCCATGCTCTCGACATCTCGGCCAGCTCGTCGTCGGTGGGGGAAGGCATAGGGGCTAGAACTTGTCGGACTCCTTGGCCTGTTTCCAGACTTGGCGGACCGCGAAGCCGTCCTCGGTAGGGTCGAACTCGCCCAGGTGTTCGTCGAGGGCGTTCCCGGCCTTGATGAGTACGTCGATGCCGTTGCGGTAGCGGTTCAGGTCGACCATCGAGATGACGACCCATTGGCCTTCCTCGGTCATCTTGAGGACTTGGGACAGTTGGAGGTTGAGCGCGTTGACCTGCTCCAACTGCTTCTCCAGTTCCTCGATGCGTTCCTGCTTGGTGGGCTTTTTGCTCACGACTGTTTTCCCTCCTTGGTGGCGTTCCAATCGTCCACGCTGTTATAACTGCCAAACTCTCCAATGAGGTCTGCCGCCATCGCATCCCCAGCCTTGGTTAGCCGCATGACTTGACCGCAAAGCATGGCGGACTTGTCCAATTCTCGGTCTAGTTGCTTTTCAAACCCATATGCGGCTTCAGTCATTTCCTTTAACTCGGATTTAAGGCGTTCAATTTCTACCTGTTGCTTATAATTGTCGCGGTATGCTTCCTCAGTCCGACCAATCCAAAACCTTACAAGATGTTCGCTCATAGTTGGAGATGCTTGGCGACCGAGGCGGCGACCTCGCGGATCGTCACGGCGCTGTTGGGCTTGAACTGGTAGGTCTGGTCGGGGATGACGCCCTCGAGCATCTCGCGGATGCTGGTGGACTCCTCGTCGTTGGCCGGGCCGACGCCTTCGGTCTCGATGTGCAGGTGGATGACCCGCCAGCCTCGGATTTCGCCCATCAGCTGCTTGGTCACGACCACCTCGTTGATGTAGCGGGTGTCGGTGACGACGACGTGCCCACGCTCCCGCTTGGCTACTTCGGTCAAGTTGTAGATGAAGACGTCCTTGTGAATGGACCGGGCAAAGCGACCCATGGCCACAAGCGTCTCGCGGTTCTGGGCCTTGAAGGTCTCTTCGTGGAAGTTGACCGACAGGCCGAGGTGAAGGGAGAACTCGTTGGCCGCATCCTTGAGGGCGTCGGCGAAAGCGATGCGTCTGATGGCGTTGCTGTAGCGGGTCATCCCTTCCGCGAAGGTGTCCTTACCGCTGCGGGCATAGCCGGAGAGCAGGACGATGGTCTGCGGGGCCTTGAGGTTCGGGCGCATGATTACCAATCGGTCGGGGTCGGGATGGTCGAAGCGGCAGAGCCCTTGCCCTTGGGGAAGTTCAGCTTGTACTTGAACTGGGGCTTGCCCTGCCATTCGCCGTCTGGCGTCACTTCGACCTCGACCTCGAAATAGACATTGGTGGCGGGGCGGAGGTAGTCCAGGAACGCCGGCACGGATAGGTCGACCTTCGGTTCGCTGACGTACTTCCCGCTGATTTTGCCGACGAGCATGGCGAGGCTTTTGCCGTACTTCGTGCCGTAGGACTTGGAGAAGCAGAGGCCTTCGGCCGTCTTGAAGAACAGGCGGGCGGAGACGCCGTCGTCGTAGACCTTGACCTTGTCCTCCTTGGGGAGGGACAGTTTCAGGACATACTTGCCGGTCTTGTCGATGGTGGTGAGGGGCGGTCGGTCGTTTTGGTTTTCCATGTGGGTTGTGGGTTAGGAGATGACGAGGTCGGAGGCGGTGCTTACGATGGAGTAAGCGGCCGATGGCCGTGCGACAGGCGTGAGCGTGATGTATCGCAAAGCCTTGCGGAACTGACGGCCAGAGATGCCCATGGACTTGCGGACCTTGCGGGGCTTCACGCCGTTTTTGAGCAGGTAGGCGACGTCGACGTAGGTCTGCTCGCGGACCTTGCGGGCGTGGAGGTGTTGGGTGTAGGGCATCGGGTTAGGCGAAGTTGATGGGGGCGAGCTGGGCGGTCGACTGCGGGCGGGCAATCGTGATGACCTCCGTCGGGTAGGCGGGCCACTCGTTGAAGGACTTGCAGACCTCGTAGGCCTTGATGGCGGAGAGCATGAGCGTCTGTCCTTCCGCGATGAGGTCGGGGTGCAGTTCGAAGACGGCGGTGAGGAACGGCGCCTCCTTCTCGACGACGAGGAAACGGAAACCCTTCGGACGGACGCCGAAGTTGAGTTTGCAGAGTTCAAGGTACCAAGCGGCCTGCAGTTTGAAGTCGTCCGACCAGATGAGCTGACGACCGAAGCCCTTTGGGGTGGCCTCCTCGGCGGTGGTCTTGATGTCGTAGATGTAGCCGTCCTCGGCGATCAGGTCGAGGGAGCCCTTGATGGGCACCATGTAGTCGGCCTTGAGCATCACCTCGGTGGCGACCGGGACGATGTTGTAGCGGGCCATGGCCTGTTTCAGCGCGTCGGCGTAGGACAGGGCGTTGTCGTACTCGTCGGCCTTGCAGCGGATGTCGTCGGGCTGGAGGGTGGACGCCCAGTAGGCGTGGACCTCCTTGCCTTCCTTCGTGCGCTTGTCGACCTCGGGCTCGGGCTTGAACTTAGCGAATGCCTCGGGGTCGAGGACGGCCGCGTGGGTCATGATGCCTTCACGGAGGGCCTTGGAGTCCTTGCGTGGGTTGGCCTTGTCGTGGGCGTACTTCGCCGGCGCCTTGAGGAGCAGTTTGGCGGAGGTCTGGTTGAGGGCGTCGATGGCCTCGTACTCCTGGCGGGTGCGGGCGGCGAGTTTGCTCTGGATTTCTTCGTAGTGATACATGGCTTTGGTGGGTTGGTTGGAAAGGGTTAGAGCACTTCGTCCGTGCTGTCGACGATGTTCTCTAAGTTATTCAGCGTGCCGTTCATCCCCTCGGCCTTCTCGTGGAGGTTCTGGACGGAGACGAGCAGGGCGGCGAGGTCGGCCCGGACGATGTTGAGGCGTTCCCGCAGCTCGATGAGGTCTTCGGGCTCCTCAAGGCGGGTCGGGTCCGTGATCGCGAGGACGGCGAGGAGCCGGGACAGGTCGGTGGAGATGCGGGTGATGTCGTGCTGGGTGACGAAGTTGGTCTGGTAGGACTCCAGTCCTCGGGCTTCGTTGGATAGGCGCCGCAGGGTGGCGGCGAGGCTGTCGGGTTGGATGGTCATCGTTTGAGGGTCTTGGCTTTGGTTAAGGTCACTTCCTTGACGGCCGTCGGGGAGCAGATAAAGACGCGGACGTTGGAACGGTAAAGGGTGGGGAGGGTCTCGACGCTCCAAGCCTTGAGGGCCTTCTCGAAGGCGATGGCGGTTTTGGCGGTGGCCTCAACGTACAGCATGGAGTCGAGCAGGATGACCAGGGCGAAGGGCTTGCCCTTATCGCGGAAGGCTTGGGTCGTCTTGTAGACGCAGGATGGGACGGATTTCGGCGTCATCTTGGGAAGAAGGAGCGTGCGGAGAGCCAGATAGGGGTCAGATAAACACTTTTTCTGTTTATCTTGTCGGCGACCGATTGGCTGACGGCGTCGATGACGTAGGCGTTGCCGTCCTTCTCGAAGGTCGCCCCGGTCATCTCGCGGATATGCTTGGCTTGCTTGGACAGGATGACCGCGTCGAAGTCGGCCAGTTCGACCTCGGCCTGTTTCATGTCCTGGATGGCGAACTGCCGGATGGCCTCGGTCTTGACGATCCACATCAGGACGATGGTCGAGTCGGGCAGGATGACGTTGATGGGCTGACAGGCGCCGAGGGCCGTGGTCGTCGAGGTCATGGTTTTAGCCTTTGGCCTCTGGACGGATGCTGAAGGTGTCGTTGCGGACGAAGCGGAACTGCTCCGAGGAGAAGTGCCGGAGGTAGCCGTCATGGTCGAGGACGATGGCGAAGACGTCATTGGCGAAGGTGCCTCCGTCCCGGACATAGACCAGCATCCCATAACCGAGGGGCGTCTCGACCGGCATCGGGTTGCGGAACTCGTAGATCACGACTGCACCCCCTTGGCGGCGTTCCACTCGCGGACGGCCCAGCAAGGCCCAAGGAAGTTAGCAAGAGCATCCCCGGCCTTGGTCAGCCGCTCGACCTCGGCCTTGAGTCGGGCGTTCTCGACCGACAGCGTCCAGACCACCCCATCCGACTTCTCAAGGTCAACTTTAAGTTGGTCACGCTCGGCCTTCAGATTGGCCAGTTCGGCTTTCAGCGCCATCAGCTCGTTGTCGCGGTAGAGGGCGTTCACCGCGTTCTGAATGAAGTCGTGGCTCATTTGGCGGCGTTGCGGACGGCCTGTTCAAAGGCGTGGTTCGTGAGGACGGCGGCCTGTTCCGAGGACAGGTCCTTAAGGCCTTGTCCAGGCTTCAGCCAGCCCTTGGTGATCAGTATCTCCACGGCGGCCTTCTCGTACTTCAGCTCGCCCATGAAGACCTTGGGGGCTTGGGGCTTCGGTGCGGACGCCTGATGACCGTCGTCGTCGAGGTCGACCGAGATGCCGCAAGCCGTCTGGATGGACTGCCGGCGGATGTAGGTGATGGCACCGCCGACCTGTTGCGCCGTGAGGCCATCGGCCTTGACCATCAGTTTCCCAAAGGAGAAGAGATGGCCGGAGGAGTGCAGGAAGGAAGTCGAGACCCCGACCTTTCCTTCCTCGGTCTCGAGGACTTGGACGAGGGCGAGGTTGTGTTCCTTGAGGACGGGCTTCACCGCGTCGAGCAGGGCGTCGAGCGATACGTAGCGGGCCTTGAAGGCTGGGTTGAGTCGGTTCGCCCCGACGTTCTCCATCTT